TTTTTGCATATTCATACTAGTTTTGCTAATAGAGTAATGAAATCATTAAAATAAATGATAAAAATAAAAAAGTAAAAAGATGGCAGGGGTGTTAAGAAACCCCTGCGCATCTCGATATAGTAAAGATGTAGTAAATAAATCCAGGACTGCGAATACAAAGCGTCCTTCAAGAACTAACCCATACTAATTAGTATTAAAATCCCAAGTAACAATGAATTAAAAGTTGTTTTCAAGAATTAAAATGGTTAAGCATAATTGACCGACAAGTCGCGCACCTTCCCTACACCATCAAAGATAGCTGGTAAGTGACACAAACGCGGCCTCTACTTCACTAGTAGGGCCTCGTACTCCGGGTCGTTGTATTCTTCGACCTCGGAATCCTGCTGGTTCCATCGCTGCACGTTAGCTGCGTTTGCAGCGCGCCGCTCCCGGGTGGAGGCATTCGTTGATGCCACCTCCTCTGGGTGGGGCCGCTGATTCGCAACCTTCGCCTCAGTGATCGAGTCCACCGTCGTCTGGTTAACCGCTTGGGCAGTTGGCGGTGAAGCCTTCTTGCCTGCCTGCGAACTAGCTGGTGGCGCCTGTTTCAGGGACGCGACCGGCACAGTCGTTGCGCGACTGTAACCGTTCCCGTTTGACCCAGGCCGTGAAGTTGTCGAGTACTCAGACATGGATGACCCATGGCTGGCCGATGATGATCGGCGACTCTGTGCGCTCGCGCTATCCGTCGGGGCGCGCGAGCTAGTCGAGTTCGTTGCCGTGAATCCAACGTCACTCTCATCTCCGGTCGATGGTTGAGAGTGCACCTGGACGTTACCGTAATCCGAATGTGGCCCAGCAGAGACCAAGCTTCCCCGCGGGGTGCTTGGCAATGATGAGCTCACTGTATTTTGCACAGGCGCTGCGGTCTTAAAGACCGGCGCATGTGGGTCGACGAAATCTTCCGTCAACCCGCCAATTGCTGGGTTTACTCGACGATACCCAGTTTGTGTAGTCGCGTTCTTGTCCATGGTAGTTCCAGTTGTGGTTTTCCCCGGTTGACTCCCGATGACTTTGTTATTGATGCCAATGTTTGCCTGCGCGACTGCGGCAGACTGCTTCAGGGCCACTTGCTCACGTATCAAGTTGCGCTGCTCCTCTGACTTCGCCTTCATGAACTTCATTTGGTAATCCGCGGTAACGGCCGCACGCTCCATCCAGTACTTTTGTTGGCGCTTCGCAGCGAAAAACCCCCCGAGGCCAGAGGCTACCCCCTCGACGCCCGCTACAGCCGCAGCTGCATAAGGTGACATCGCGTGGGCGACGGCCCCCTCCACCATGAGGTTCGCTATCATTCGTACAACCTCGTCCTCATCAGTCATCGTCAGTAGCTCTTTAATCGTGGCCACAAGATCCCTAGTGGCTGTGGGATTGAGGTACCGTTCTACTACCTCCTCAGGATCCATGTCGTCCAGTTCAGCCGCCCGGCGCAATATGCGTTCGTAGTCACGTCGTCGTAAGATGAACCCTTGAGCCTTCGCATCATGTACCATGTTCTTATATTCCCTCAGCGGCGGTGCTATCACAACAGTCTCATTGCGAGCCGCGTCAACGTTGTATCGTTCAGTGGGTAGGAGATTCACGTCGATGGTTGACGTGAACGAAAAGTCGCCCATTGCCGACACGACCCACTCGTCAATAGTGCCTGTTGACACAAGATGGGGCGACGAGTTGGTAAACAGTTGCCCGCGGTATGCAATAAGGTTAAAGAATTGCAACCCGGAGGTAGGTGACGTGAACTTGGCATACTTCTGGTTCCCAATTATCGTCAAGAGCCTCTCGCTCATGATCGTCTTCGCTGGAATAAACGTGGCGCCCCTGGCAGGGTATGCCACGTCGTCAACTTCGGCCACGACGTATGGCGGAATGACTGACACCCCGATCTGCGAACAATTACGTGTGTACACGATTGAGCTGGATAGGAACGCTCTCATCACTGCGTCAACCGCCGTTGCAGTCACATACAAATCCGACACCGCAGTTACGACCCACTCGGATGAGTATCCGGCGAAGTACCAAAAAGTTGTGTACTGTAGGCCTTCGCTGGAAGTGCAATCGATCCTCATGAGTTTCATCGTGACGGTCTGCTGCCCGTGGTCTTGGGTGGTAAGCGCTACCGTGGTGAGGGGAATTCCCTGCTCAGCCGGTAACGTGTACGTAACTTCCGAGTGTTCTTGTGGAGACAGTCTGACCACCTCTAAGTTCTCGTAGTAGAGGCTGTTGCCGGCCGAGCCCGCGGGCGCGTCCCGCCCGGTAGTGACTCGGCGGACCAGTAGGTACACGAACTTGGCGTCCGTCCTGTTGTTGTTTCCGTAACTAGTGGCTGCCAGTTCACATGCCTGGATGTTGACGGTGTTGTCGTTGTGGAACTCTGACCCCCGGACTTGAATCCCAGACACAAAAGCATCGGGACGGGGCGTTTTCTCTTGGTTTGGAAACGCTAGCGTTGATCCGGACTTGAGCCGTAATCCGATGGTTCCGGTGAGTTCCGCAAGAGTGCGGCCCACCAGACCACCAGACTCAGCGCCTCCGGCGACCCCACGCGACATGTACCAGTCAACCCCAAATCGGGATCGAACCACATACTTCGCTTGGATCTGAATCCCGGTGCCGGGGTTGTATCCGTTATTGACTTCCATTTCCAGGTACATGACGATACATGGAGTCGTCTTCTTGTCATAGACCCCGGACAGAAATTCACTCATCTCCCTAATTGCTGGTCGCAATTTGGAATCCGCAATAGATATGTCGCACTGGCGAGATCCGCCAACCGGCATCATCAATCGCGGGTACTGGCCGACGCGTGTTAGATCAATCGTCGTCGTCGTAGGGGTGTATGGTAGCCAAATGAATCCCACTGCGCCCCCGTTGATTGCGGGCCCGTGCATCTCTATCTGGTAGTCAATTGTCCCTGCTGCTATCTCGTTGAGCCGTGCGTTGTCTTTCATGTAGGAGCTCCACTTTGATGAGTCGAGATACGGGAACGTCTCAAGAATAACGGCCCTAGACGCCTGGGTCGAGATGCTCTTCGCTGTGTTGCTGGTGTCGATGAAGATCTTCTGTGCTATCTCAAGACTGGATAGTTGTGACCCGGCCATGATGACCATGTCGGTGGGCTGCCCAGTCGTTGGGACCATGAAATTGTGCAACACCATCGGGCCTTCCGATGGTACTTCCACGCCCTGGGCTCCCTCGGCCATCGGGGCGATCCCATCCGTCGGCAAGGTGATTGAAGAGTGCGCCGTTGGTCTGCGCATCACCTCCATTGGATCCTCGTTGGTCAGGTCCATCCTCCTCATCCTCATAATCAGCTCCGCCTCGTGGTCAGACAATACGATCTTTGGTTGGGGGGGTTCGGCCTCATCCATGCTCATGCCCTCGACTATGATCTCGTGTGCCAAGGTCTCAGCGACAGACAAGTTTGCCAACACGCCCGCAGCGTCCGGTATGGTGTAGTAGTTGAGGCTGGCGATCTTCTTCATCTCCTCAATCTTGCGTCGTTGGTCACACACCATCTGCAACAGTGCATTCCCGCACCTGTCAATCTCCTTAGTAAAGCGACTTCTAAAAGCAATCTCGTTCTTCCACGACATGATTGGATCTAGGAAACTTGGTGTACTACTGTGATTAATAGCCTCTTTCGGTTTGGCTCCTAAGTCAATTCCTGCATGCCCGACTGCGTCGAGCATGCGGGTCTCAACAGAACCAGTCAGTTCGTTCGTCACCCCTTCGCGGTAGTACCTGAGCCCGGCGTCGTATGAGTAAATGTGGCACTTCAACGCGTACCTACAAGCCAGGGTGATGACGCCGCGCTTCACTTCGTGGAAGAAGTCACGGCCCCAGGGAATGCTCTCCTCCAGCGCCACCCGGCAGTTCGCCTCGATGAACTCAGGATCAAGGTTGGCGCTCCAGTGCAAGAAGCTGCAGATGGTCGACTTCTTCAATGCCATATAAGTGAACATCCCGTCGTCAAACATGTATCGGGAGCAGAACGAGGCCTCGTCGTATGGTGCAACGCACGGGGGGCCGTCTTTACGGTCGTTGGTTGGCTCGTACCCGTTCATCTGATAGATACGCTGTTGCTGCTGTGGTCCTAGCAACCAATATCCCTCCGGCTTCACCGAGCTGATGCTGTCATCGCCGTACAGGAACTCCCTACAATAATGTGTGTAGATGTCCCAAGGCATCTTTTCGCCTCTGATCTCCTCATACAGTTTGTTCGCACCCGCCATCCTCATAAGCAGGTGCCCGTCCGTGTTGAACTGGGCGGTGAACATCATTCCAGAACTCATCCTGCCGTCGACCCAGTACGCAGCGTCGCCGAGCACTGAGATTGGTCGGTTGTAGTACCCCATCATTGCCTTCATTTCATTCTCGATCGTGTCCTTTCCGGTGAAATTTGGTGAGTCTCTTGCCACGTCAAATGCCAGCTTGATTGCGGACGATATCAGGTCCGCATGCGTGTTTCTGTCCCATGCTGGTACATCGACGGCGATCACCTCTTCCTTGTTGTACTCTTGAAGGTGGCGCTTCATCCAGGTTCCCTCCTGCCGGAAGTTGGCCCCAATCACCATATGCTGCCCGTACCGATGGTGTTGACGGATCTCGAAGAAGTCGGACAGCATGCATGACAGCCATAAGTTGAGGGCGAAATCCATCGACTCGCAGGTCCGCACTTTGCCAATTCGCGCCTTTGCGGCTGCAACAAGCTCCCGCTTCTGGAACGTCTTGGCCAGGACCCCGAGCGTTTCGCCACGCTTGGCCGCTTCAGTGATGTACTTGAGTCTGCGCATCAAGCACGCCCCCTCTTCTCCGGCTGTGTTGATAACCAATGGTCGGTCTGGGACGAACTCTCCGTTGATGGTGGTACCGCGGAAAAACCTGCGCTTGTCCTGCATCCCGAACCTGATCTCGTAGAACAGGCCGGCCGACGTGCTGACGTCGATCGTGCCCCTGACTGAGCGGTATGGGTCGTCTATCGTGCCTCCATTGAGAACCTCCTGTAGCGTCTTCCTCCGGAACTGCTTGCATTCGAGGGGCAAGCGGTTGGCCACGAATGGCCGCACGTGGTCGTAGTGCTCCATCCCAACGCTGGTCTTGGCGTGGAATTGGCCGCGCGCGTTTGCGTATATCAAGTTCTTCGTTCCCTTCAGTGACCCGGCAGGGATCGGCACTAGTTGGCTTGGGTCTTCCACTTGTTCTAGTCTCGTTGGCACCGGCACCTTGTCCGTTGGGGCGATAATGGGGTCGAGGTCTGTGTTCATCCTGCACGGGGACTCACCCGGTCGCTCCGTGGCGTGATTACCGATGGTGTGGCCGATGATTCCCCCTATCCCGACCAAATCGGCTGAGAAGTCAAACCGGGGGTTCCTGTTGGATAGGATGTGCGCGGTCTCGACGTCGATGTTGACGACCCGGTCCAGCAAAAGTTCTTTGCGCTGAATCTCTAGATCATCGCTAATCGAGTGGGCAAACGTCATCATCTCCCGAAGTATCACATCGTTTATCGCCACGTAGTATGCCGAGTTCATTATCCGGCCGATATAGATGCCGGCGATGACGTTGTGTTGACGGAATGCGTCATCGCAGATGAACGGGGTGCCACAATCTCCTGGTCCCAGGCCGAGCGGTCCACTTAATGATGCGAGGCTCGATGTGTACGAATGGCCCCGATAGTCGATGTCGATGTCCCCTGCTTTGCACGTAAATTGGAGGTTTTCCAGCGGTCGCACCGGCGTGGAGATGAGCTGTGCGACACGGCCCCTCGTTCCAGGCCTGAATGCAAACCCACGGTTGGGTCGGTCATCAGACGTTTGCAAAAAGAACCGCGTTATGTCCTTCCTAGCCTCCCACGCTGTATCGGTGACCTCGATTGTGCACAACTCGTAAGGTCGGCTGATCTTCCTAACCACTGCGGCGTATGTGATGGTGTACGCCCCAACATCACACTCGACTTCGACCGCCTCGCCCTCCTCGGCTGCTATGTGCGCGACAGTTAGTATGGTGTTGCCCGCAACCGCCAGGCCAAACAGCTTCGTGCACCCTCCTCCGGGGATTGGTCTGCTGACGATCACGGATGCCCTCTCGATGGACTCGACTATGTGGTGGATCGGCAGGTCTTTGCCATGGTCAATCTGGCTAGTCGAATGAGCCGCTGGCCTGGACGTCCTGTAGTCCGAGTACTTGGGAACGCGGTTTTCTGTGCGGCACCGTGATATGTAATCGTAGCAGCTCCCACCCAGTGACGAGAATTGTTCAACGTCCACGATAATGTCGCGCCGTTCCAGATCGTTTGTGGCATTCTTCCTGGAATGTCGCGCCAGGCCCTCGAGGTTCCCGTCGTAATCATCAGGCCGCTTCGTCTTGGCTCCTGGTGCTTTCCGTGAGTGGCCGTGCACGACGGTGCCGTCTAGTCCATAGTACATCTCCCAGTAGATCTGCGGGAATGCATTTTCCATCTTCTGGACGAAGTCCGGGTCCCTTTTTGTCAACTCCTTCACACACGCCCGGGCCATGTGTTTCTGTTCTGCAGTCATGGCCTTCTTTTCCACGTCTATCTCGTCCTCGATGTCCTCAAGTATGTCCCGTGGGCTCCTGTGCTCTACTGCGAACATCGACGCTAGTGCGTACGCAACGCCCCCAACAGTCAAGGCCGTGCCTAACAAGAGCAATAGCGGGTGGCTATTGAACAGCTTTATTATGCCGGTCGCGAAGTAGTTCACATGGTCATCTTCAATCTCGCCCAACTTCGTGTTTAGGTGTCGTCTCTTCGCATGGATCAACGGGTCCTGGGCTGCTGAGGATAGCTGCTTCAGCCGCTGTATGGCCATGGCGATGCGCGCTGGCGAGTGGATTTGGACCTCGTCAGTGGAGTTACCACCGATAAGGGCCAGCCAGCGGTCGGTGTCGTAGCATATTGTGTAATCGTCCGAGAAGCGCACCTCCAGCATTTCTGTCTCTCCTACCGTGTATCCGGACGTGTCAGCAACGTAGTGGTCGACGGTGGTCCCGACCAGGTTCATCACGCCATCTACGTATTCAGCCAGGCAAGACCCGCCGGCGACGGAAACATTGACGCGCAAGCCGGCTGAGCGTGCGTTAGCTGTGTAGAACTTTGCACAGTTCGCGAAATCCTCGCGCGTGATCAGCTCTCCATCGTAGACCCATGCTGAGATGTCCCTGGCGTACTTTCCAACGTTGAACACGGCCCCCGAGATGGAATAATTGGGGTCGTTGCTCATGAATTTTGCTGCCAATTTGACAGGGTCAGTGACAATATCGCGCAGTTCACTTATTGAGGGGGCGTGCAACGTAATGTCCATAGGTTTCCCGCTAAGCGGCTGGTCATAGACAAAGCAGATCTCGTTGCTGTCCAACATGTGCTGTGCCCTGGCGACGGCTATGTATTCCTGCAGTTCCTTTACATCTTTTACCGGGAACTCGCTACCATCCCTGTACATGGTGATCTTCCTCCGGACTCCTGCACGTTCAAACTTGAAAAAGATGCCGTGAGAGTCGGATTCGGGGATGTCTGAACACTCGCAATCAATGGACCCCACTTTCCCACTGAGGCCAATCCTCCGCAAAAACCCCTGGTGGGTCCCTGTTCGGACCTGCACCACGAACTTGCTCGTGGGTGTTGGGACCCCGATTGGGACATATGGGACCACCGTCCACGACAGGGACCGTCGCTTGTCCACGACGATGTTTGATGAAATCCACACTATCGAGCGCGAGTCGAGTCTGTCAAACCAGGTCATGTAATATCGCATGTTGGACTCAGATATTACGTCGTCCAGGTAGTAAATGGCCGGGTCTTTGTGGCGCTTTCCAGTGGTGAAGTCCTCCTCGCTAACACGCACAACCGGAAGGTTGTACAAATCCGCAAAGACGGCCGTCAGGCACTGTCCCGACGCGTAGGTCTTACCTGCGCCAGGTTCCCCGGCAAAGTGAACGGTGAATGGCATGGTGTTGACCGCGTGAGGTTCTGCTAGCATGTCGTCCGCGCGTACTATCCTGTGCGTTGGAGGTGCCACTCGGCCGATGGTCGTTCGCTTCCTGCGTTCGTAGGCTGCTTTGTTTTCCCGGTATTTCCTCATCAAGTCGTCGACTAGATCTCCCATCGACAGTGGGGTGGCTGCATGCAACGTATATACCCCGCCCACCTCGGCAAATTCCACGTGGTCCAAGCGCAGGTGGGAGCAATCTGGTTGCCGACCCTCCATCCCGCGCGGATCCTCGCGGTTTTGGCCAGGGAATCTAACGGATATCGTCTTCAGGCGTGAGTAGTGCGCCTTCTCGGCAGGGGGCGTCAACATCGGTAGATTAATGCGGAATACGTTGGACATCAGGATCACAAAGTCAAAGTTGACCCACTGGTTCTTCTCAGGTATGCTGGCGCCCTCGATCTTGTATGGCGCCGTCGAGCATATTCCGTTCAGGTGAGTGACCATCTTGTCGTCAACTGACCCCAGATACTCGTCCACTACGCACCACTTCTCTCCGCAGTATGGTGGAAAGAATCCGCCAGTCGCGGCCAGGTTCACGTTGTAGGGGGCTGATGATATGCCCAGCTCCTGTGACACGTACTCGCGAACATATGTTGACATCCATGTCTTGCCGACGCCAGGGTCTCCCGCCAAATGGAGGACTACTGGCTCCTGCCGGTGGCCTTGCATGGCCATGTTTCGGCGGGCCAAATCGAGACAATCCTTGATCTTTGCGTATGATGCCATCAACAGGGTGTACACAGGGCTTTGGTTCACGTCCTTGATCGAACGGGCGCTCTGCACGAATGCGTCGACAGCCCCGAGCCATTTGGTTACCTTCGCCATGTTGTCCTCTTCATAGTAATGTTGCATGGACAGGACCAGTAGTTCGTTTGCCTCGTCGGTGAACTTCTTCATTTGCTCCGTGAAGGAGTACGCCGGGGACAGTTCGACGCCGAACCAGTCCCTTGCGACCCCGTATGCGAGCTCCTTGATGGTGGTGTACTCAGCGGTCAGCACGTTCTTCTGTGAGATCAGCTTCGTTATGTCGTCAATTCCAAAGCCACCAAACTTCATGGTGGCTAGAGTGAGGAGCGAGAGGCCAGTGATTCCCACGTTTATTATCTTGCTAATATTCTCCTGTACGCTCTTGCTGGTGAAACCGGCGTGTGCCTCTGCTGCTGAATCGATGTGGGCGTACCAGCTTCGGAGGGCCATGATCTTTGCCTCAGGCTCTTCCTTGAAAGCCCTGAATTTCTCCTCTGGCGCCTTCTCAGCATCATGGTAGATTGGAATAGCCTCCTTGAGGCACAGCACGTAGGCGTGGTTGAGCATTATCTTAGCAATGAACAGCGGACCATTCACAATGTGGTCTGGGATCTCTGTGCTGGCAATGAACTTCATCTCTTCTTTTGCTTCCTCCGGTGTCAGTGCCTTGCTGCGTACTCGCCTAGTGGCAGCCTGACGAGCTGCATTGATGGCGATGTTGACGCGTCGTTGGGCACGCGGGACCTTAGATAGGTCGTCGTCGTAGTCGATATTGGTCTTCTTATCTGCGTCCTTGTGAGGAGCCTTCCCATCATCCTCCTCGGAATCGCTGCTGCTGGACAGCTCTGGGGTCTCGTCATCGTCGCTGCTGGAGCTGGCATCGTCAGTGGTGCCCGAAGCGTCCGAGCGGGTGTCCCACCCTTTCTTTGGCTTCTTGACAATCATGTTGAGCCACGTCTTGTCGTCGCCAGCCCGCTCTTTCTGTGTCTCGCCTTTGAACAAGTGGGACATGAACAAGCCAATTTGGGCCACGGTCAGCCCGGACCCAAACTCGCCGATGAGCGCTGTGGCAGCCGCAGTCACCGCTAGTGCGATCACCAGAGGTGATCTGCGATTGTGTATGGCCACTCCAGCGGTGCAAACAGCGAGGATCAGCGATATTCCGCGGGCAGCAACCTTCAGGCTCACCCTTTCGGCAAGCATCGCGAGTATCGTGTCTATCCCACCGGCATGCGCGACGGCTGGGTGTAGTCGCTCCCAGCACCTAACATAGATGGCTGCCAAGTTGGCAGCCCGACCAACCCCTCTTTTTGAAGCGTTCTGGCGATACGCTCTTTTGAAAGAACGGTTGGACCACGGATTGGGCCGGGTGTCACGACGCGTGACGTCCCCGCCCTCCCCATTCCCTTGGGGCGCGGTATCTTCATGTTGCACTGGTCGTGCTGGTGAGTGTAGATTGGAATCCATTTTGGGGTTTGAATATTATTCAGATACTAAAGTGG